AACAAGTGATAGAACATTATACAACTATTGCTGTTAAAAATAATGTGATATCTTTAGATGAATATAGGGAGGTTAAAAAAAATGTTGGACAAGATAGTATATAACAGTTTGCATTTTATAATGAAGTGGGCTGGCACATTGAATGCGTGGGCTTGGCGTAAGCATGTAAAAATTATAGAAGACAAACGTCAAAAAGAAAACGAAGAATACGTAAAAGAGTTAAAAGATAAACTATGAAAAAAGAAAAATTTGATGGTGTAACTAGACCAAGTAATGATTTATATCGTAAGCGTTGGGATGAGATATTTAAACCTAAGACTTTGCATGAAGAACTTATGGAAGGTTTTAAAAAAGAACAAGAAGAATTAGAGAATGAAGAATAGAATTTTTGGAAATAATTCCAAGGATAGTGAAAACGATGACACTTTAAAAACATCGCTAACTAAAAAGAAAGACACAAATGAGAACAAAAGCTAATGGTGCTGTGAACACCATACTAGGTAAAAAAATTGATTATAAAAATTTTTCTGCCAGTAAACAAATAACAAAAGTAATGTATGAAAAAAATTATTCAAAATTTACTTTGTTTGATAATAATAGAGATATCAATGATACTCATGTTGAAGAGTTAATTGTTTCTATAAGAAAAAATGGTCAATTGATGCCTGTCATAGTTACTCCTGATAAAGAAGTAACAGATGGTCAACATAGACTAAAAGCATGTGAAAAATTAGGAATTCCTGTTTCATATGTTGTTAACAGCGACGGTAGTTCTAAACAGATAGCTATTATGAATAACACGCAGAAGGGCTGGAAAAATAAAGATTATTTAAAACACTTCAGTCATCCGGGTCATTCTAATTCTTCTGAATATAAAAAAATTGAAAAATTTTTTGAAGAATACAAATTACCGTTTAAAGTTGGTATTGCATTACTATCCAATTACACAGTCAATATGGATGGTGGTAGTAATAGAGGACCCATGCCATCTTTTAGAAATGGTTCTTTTAAAATAAAAGATCTAGATAAAGCAAAAGAAACAGCTTCTCGGTTGATTAAACTTAAAAGTTTTGTACCTAACTTGGTTAAACTAGTTAAGTTTTCTGTAGCTTTTATTAAGATCTCTGGTTTAGAGAACTTTGATTTAAAAACTTGTTATACTCAATTAGAAAAAAATTCTAATAAGTTTGATAAATGTTTAAATCAAGAAGATTGGAACGAGGCTATGGTTGCTGCTTATAATTATAAGTTAGTAACTAAAGGTAAAAAAGGTAGTAAAAGAATCTCAATTAGAAAAGAGGGGTTTTAATTTAGGGCCTTCGGGCCCTATAACAAATTATGAAAAAATCAAATAAATACAATTACATCGAGGGTAAACAAATCACGGACCCTGATACAGGAAAAAGAGTTTATGAGATAAGTTCTTATAGACTTCCTTCTGTTACTACTATATTAGGGGCTACCAAAAATACTGATTTTTTAACCAAATGGAAGGCTAAAGTAGGTGAAGAACAAGCGACACGAATCAAGAATGTTTCTAGTGCACGGGGTACCAGTATGCACAAATTCCTCGAATCTTATGTTACAGGCGTTGGTTACGATGATCTTACAGAACTCGGACGCCAGGCGGGTCCCATGGCCAAAAAAATTATTGAGATTGGCTTTGCGCCAGTGGAAGAGTATTATGGTTCCGAAGTTACGTTACACTATCCGGGCTTATACGCAGGCCAAACAGACCTTATCTGTAATCATAATGGTATGGAAACTGTCGTTGACTTCAAGCAAGCTAACCGTCCGAAAAAGAAAGAATGGATCGAAGATTATTATCTGCAAATTGCAGCATACGCCATGGCCCACGACTATGTCTACGGCAGCAGCATCCAGCAGGGAGTTATCATGGTATGCACGCCTGACTTATATTACCAAGAATTTAAGGTAGAAGGACCTGAATTAAGACACTTTAAACATGAGTTTTTGAAAAGATTAGACATGTATCATGACCTAATTCATGATGAGAAAGAGAAAACAACACCAATGAAAGCAGAAGACTTTGAAGATAAGTTAAGTATGCAACAGTTCATTGATTTAGCAACACCAACAAAAAAGGAGAAATAATGATTAAAAACGGACTAACAATAAAAGCTTTTTACAAAGGTAAAGAAGTTAAAATAATACAGTTACAACACTTACATTTTTTTTTTAAAGGATTGTCTACTTTAAGTAGTGAATGGAAAGTTGAGCCTTTTAAAAAATTATGGGAAGACTGTGAAGATGATTTAAAATACCACGCCATGACAATTTTTATTGGTTTATTGTATAAAGATATGTGCACTAAGGGGGGTTGGGAAGTAAATTATAAGAGATTTAAAAACGAAATGCTTTTAAAAAATAAATATTCAAAAGTATTTTTATTAGAATCAGATTATCTAACTATACCTGATAATGAATTTGATAATGCTTTTAGATTGTTAAAAAAATGTGGTTTTATAGAACAAGGATCTCATCCTAGTTACATTAGATTAAATAATAGTCCTATGGGTTATAACAGAAAATTAGGTAATTATCTTTTTAACACTGAATATGCTCAAAGATCTATTGAACGTAATACTCATTATTTTGGAGATCACACTAGCCACGATCATTACGAAGCTTTTCAAGAAAGAAAACAAATTAATAATAAAATATTAAATTAATGACGGATCAAACGAGGTGGGGAATACCCGAAGTACAACTAAGAAATAAGATAAAAAAACGTAGACATGACCTTGTTGCAGCAGCCATGGAGCATGTGGTCAAGATGGACGAATCAGGGATCACGGACCTTATGTTGCTAATTGAGGCGGAATATGAGCGTAAATATGGCGAAAATGTGGCAAAGAAGTACACAAAAACCGTACTATAGTATTCTGTGACAGATTTTATTTTTTTTTTTTTTTTTCAGGAAATAAAGTGTACTAGGTGTACTTTTGGTCTAGAAGTGTTGGTATATATGACTTTAGGGTGGACACTTTATGGTACACTTTTTATTTTTTTAAGAGATAAAGTGTACTATCAAATTTCGGTCCACGCGCGCGAATGTGTTTTTTTAAATTAAAAATCTGTGGTAGAATACTATAGAAGGAATTAAACCTATGCCTAAGAAGAAATCCAGAAGAATAAACAGCTACAGTAAGCCTAAGATTGTCAAACAAGAGGTCAAATTTCCGTATAAGCGTGTACGTATAGATTGGATTGACATCATCACAGAAGGCGGCTGGGGCACCGTAAAAGAGTTTACAGACATGAAACTAGCTACACCGGTAAGTGAAGGTTGGTTATTCAGTAAAGACAAAGATACTGTAAGAATATTTGCAGGCTATGATGTTGATGATGATGGTAGTATTACTTTTTCGGAACGATCGGTTTTTCCAACGTCGTGTGTGAAGAAGATAACGAAGATTCATTAGGTGTCACATTTATTAGAGATCCGTAGTCGTCTATTATCTGTTTCATTTTTGCTTCTAGCTCTTGTTCTGATAGGTCCTCTAATTTTCCTGTTTTTATTATCTTTCTATCTATGTATAGTCCTGCTGCTTTTCCTCTGTTTGCTTCCGCATTCACTGCTGATGAGAATGATCCTTTTTTTAAAGCGGCTTCTCTAAGTCTTGCAAGTTCAGCCAGGTGTCCTTCATAAGATACTTCATGTTTTCTAATTCTCTCTTCTCTTAACTCACCAATATATTTTGCAACGAGTGGATAGTTCTTCGGGTTCGTGAGCGATGATCCTTCATGCCTTGCATTGTCCTTACTGTAACCAGCAGCGGCTGCTGCCTCTGACTTAGTCATTGGTCCTTCTGGTCCGCCGAATACTAAAAACTCAGCGAATCTCATTTGCATTTCTGTTAATCTTTTTGGTAGTCCCATGTTGACTTTTTAAGACAACTATCCTATAAAGTCAATACATGAAAGTACATAAGAGTTCAGTAGAATTACAAGAAATTATAGATGGATATAAGATGTTGCTGGAAGAACAGAAGAAAGAAATTTGGGAATTAAAACAAATTGCATTTGAGAATGAAAAAAATAAAAACTTGTTGCAAGGTTATAAAAACGTGATACAGGATTTATCATCCAGGTTGGTTAAATAATGTTTGTCAAACATTTACAAGACTATCTAGAAAAGTTTACTGAAGGTCCAGGCGGTACAAGAGGCAATGCAGTCTCCAACGCTCGAATCTATATCATGACTGAAAAGGGTTATCTCGAAGAGATTAAACGTATTGAAGTACATGAAAGTACCATCATCGGTGATGGTTCAATCAAAGTTGTGTTGAAACCACAACGTGAGGAAAAGCTTATTTTAAACCCTGGTGTAGCTAAAGAATATTAAAAATAGAACACAGAGGTTGTCTTGAAAAACATATGGGTCCAGAGCGTAAATTGTATCAAAAAGTTAAGAACAAACTTACCTCAATTTCGTGGATTAGACTGGAAAACAATAGCTTACTTGGTACTCCCGATCTATTGGGCTATAATAATTCTGGGCACTTTTTCACTTTAGAACTGAAGACAACGCGAGGCAATAAAATTAAGTTCTCACCACACCAAATTAGCTTCCACACACGCCATCCACACAATACATTTATCATGGTAGAGGCCCTTGGTCCGAGTACCGTGAAACTTTTCCGTGGTTCACGAATCATGGAGCTTGAAGCTTGTGGCTTTAAGCTTGACGCTTGTTGCTTGGGGCTTGAAGCTTGCGGCTTGATGCTTTCTGAGCTTGGGGCTTGAAGCTTGATGCTTGAGGCTTGCTGCTTGGAGCTTGAGGCTTGTGGCCCGGACCAGGTGCACGCTGATTCCCAGCCGTCGCCGGTTCTTTGCTAATGACCTGATCCGATTTATCCCTAGGGATTCTGTAAAATTTTGGGTGTCTAAAAACGTGTGTCATGCTAGTGTTTACCATATTCAATATTTTTTACCAGCGGGTCCCAGCAGGCTCTGCAGCTGCCGCATTCATTATTGTTGTCAGGGGCCGGACAGCTTCGACTCTTCGTCGAGACTGTTGACGTATTGGCCCAGCTCTTGACTGGTCCCTGGTCAATCATCGGTGATGAAAATCTTACAACTAAGTTTGCTGGCGCCTTGTGCATATGGTCCTTGATCCACGCCTCACGTGTCGGCATCCAGTGACGCTTCGTAGGTGTGAGCTTACACACTTCAAAAATCTTTTCAAGATGGTTCACGTCCTGAACGTCGCCGCTGTCGTGCCATCTAAACACATCAGGCTTTTTAGAATTGATCAGCGTTGCCATTGCTTCAACCCATTGCGGGTGAGCTATTGCCTTCAGGCGCTTGTATTGAGCGGCTTGTACAACCGCGAAAACATAACAACCTTTTTCAGCATAACAGCCTGAACAAACTGAGTTAGGTATTAATTTTAATTTATTGCCAGTCTTGCATTCGGCAGCTGGTATACCAATTGCCCAGCCGGGCATCTTTGATGGTTTACTTAGCCCTCCAACCAGGGCCCATGCTTCTTTTGTATTCATAATTTATTCCTTTCTAAATCCTTTATAATCCTTGAATCGTGATCTGTCAAGCTTGAAGCTTGCGGCTTGTGGCTTGTAGCTTCCTGCTTGAGGCTTAACTCTTTAAAAAACTTTTCACAGCTCTTCAGGTAACCTTGCGGCAGCTCCTGATGCGGCCGCAAGAAATAATGGGTGAGATCGTTATTTTTAATTCTCATTTAAATACCCAATCTCTTTCAGGTAGTCATAAGCATCATCCATCGTGGATCTAAAATGCTCAGTCCTGTATTCAGCTGGACAGTCTTCGTCAGCCTGGCAGCACATGGCTGCCAGGTGAGCTGCAAGTATTTTTT